TTATTCCGTTGTTTTTGTGGTATTTGTGGCAAAATTTGTGGTATTTTCATTCGTTTTTAGTGTGAAAAAAGCATCTACTTTGGACTGATTATGTTGACGCAAATTAGAACTTAGATGACTATAGTATTTCAAGGTTGTATTAATATCATCGTGACCAAGCCTGTCAGCTACATAAATAATATCCATGCCAGCTTCTACGCATAGGCCTGTGTGCGTATGTCGTAGCTTGTGTAATGTCACTGGTTCAGAATTAATTGTATTACATATCTTCTTCAAAGCTTTATTACATGACGCGTTGTCAATGGGCTTATTGTGGTAAGTGATGAATAATAACATCAACGGATTCTGTATATCATGTTCTTTCATATAATCAGTATGCCATGTAAGATAAGACTGTAAATATTGAACAGTAGAGTTATCAATATAAATCACACGTGATTTTTTTGTCTTGGTATCAATGAATGTATTAGTGTACTTATAATCCCACGCTTTATTGACTGTTATAGAACGTTTAGCGAAATTAATATCTTTCTTTGTTAGTGCAATAATTTCTTCGAACCTCATACCTGTTTGCACTGCTAGAAAGATAACTGCTCGTGATATAGAATGAAAATTTGCAAGTTCTTCTAATAGTAAATGAACCTTGTCGGTTTCCATAAATTGTGCTTTTGTTTTTGCCACATCATGTCCGCTTATATGAGCGCCTATGGCTGGGTTTTTCTTCATGTAGCCTAAATGGACAGCTTTATTAAAAATCGCTCTAATTTTGCGGTGCCGGGTGTCTACAGTGGATATTGCATAGTCTACAGATAAATGATTAATAAATTGTTGATACTGCACAGCATCTATGGAATTAAGTTTTCTTTTTTCGCCAAAATAATCAACAAATTGATTATAAGCTAAGTCATATAAATTAATTGTTGATTGACTACTTTTACCTTCTTTAAAAGTTTTCATGAATAATTCGTAAAACTCTTTGAATTTCCACTCTTTTAAAGAACTACTATCATGTTCAGCTTGTTTTAATAATTTAGACGCTTTATACATTAAGTTTGTTTCACTTGTATCTGTCAAACGCTTTTCTTTCCATTCACCGTCGACTTTGATGCGCAAACGAACGGCATATTTTCCATTTTTTAACTTTTTAATTTTCATTAATAGCACCACCTCTTTGATTTGGAACGTATGTTCTTTTGAAGGGTACAGCAAACTATGTTAAAATATATTTGCATACTCCTATGTGTGTATTTGAAAACGCTTATCTCTTGCGGGGAGGGCGTTTTTTTAGTTTGTTAATGTTTTAATTGCATTCGTATAGCTATCATCCAAGGATTCCAATGCAATCTCGAACTGGTTATAATAGTAATCAATATCTTTGGCACCATCGAGTTGCTCGTTTACGTAATCTTCAATTGATGCGAGAGTAGTTATTGCTTCTTTCCAATAATCATATGCTGCGTCAGAATATTTATCAGACTTAACGTCGCTAAGCATTGAGCTCGAATGTTCAGAACTTTCGTCACTTAAATTACTAATTACAGTTAACTCTTGTTTTAAATTACTGCTATCATCATTTTTAATATCATTATTGATAGATGGAATTAAAGTATTTCTTATGCTATTTTGCATATCTTCTATGGCATTTATATTGTTTTTTTTGTTTAATGTTGGAAGGCTTTTTTCGAAATCTTCATCACTTGCAGAACTAGTGTCGTTTACATCATCATAGTTTGTATCCTTATTTTCTCCGTAATAATTTGTATTTGAGGAAGCCTCTTGTTTTTTAGGAGTTTCTTTTTTTGGGGCATCAGTATTAGTAGCAATAAAAACGCCACCTAAAAAGAATAAAAACGATAAGGGGATGACAGCTAACTTAGATATATGTTGATACTTTTTAAAATTCATTTTTCCAGACAATAGTAATAAAAATATATAAATCAATGCCATTGCGATGATCCAAAAAGAAAATATTATGAAAAAATTACTGTCAGAGATATCTGCAACGAAAAGCCATAAAGTATAACTAATGGCTAAAAAAGTTATACCTTTCATTAATTTTTTTGATCTATCATTTTTCTTAATTGCTAATACAAAGAAAACTATACTAACTATCAAACTGGCTAAAAATAACAATCCAAAACTCCACATTTTCATTCTCTCCCTTTATTTAATTTTATCTAAAACTTATAGCATGAGTGCCTAACAGGCTACAATCTGAATACTACTCCTGAAAATAACTATATACCCATTGCATTCTACAACGTTCCCATGCTTACTTTTATAATACTCGATAGAATGTTTTAAAAACTCTTCTGTGACTTCTAAAAAATCTGCAACTTCATAGTATTCTGTGCAACCTTCATAATAAGAATCAATTATTTTTCGCAAAGGTACTAGTGACTCATAGCCCCAATTTCTAGCAAGATTTTCCTGTTTTCTATCATTAACTGTTTCTTGTTTAATAATATTACCAACAGTCAAATGATGATGTCCAACTTCCTCTGCTAATGTACAGCGCATTTCAATATCATTTTGTTGAGGATTTACGAATATTCTACTATTATAGTATAATCCTTTGTGAACCTGCTCCATGTTCTTATCTTCAATGATAGTCAGCTCAGGATATTGCTCTCTGTATTTATCTAACCACATGTGTTCATCTCATTTCTTATTTATATTTTTGCTGAATAAAATCAATATATTCAAGAATTTTTTTCATATCTTCTTCTGTTGCGGATGGATCAATATGCGCGGCTAGTGTTGTCGCTTCTTGAGGGATGTCGTTGTCGACATAGGGGTTGTCAGTTCTTCCTACTAAGTAGTCAATTGATACATTAAAATAGTCGGCTACTTTTTGAAGTTTGTCTAAAGCTGGTTTTTGAGTTTTCCACCTGTATATAGAGTTTTCACCCATTTCTAATTCGCTAGTCAATTGTGAAATTGTTATTCCTTTCTTAGCAGAAAGTTTTTTTATTCGTTCAAACGTAGTCATATCAATACCTCACAGCATTATTGAATACAAACTACCGAAAAAGGTTGTAAAAATACTTTACAACTACCATAAGTGGTGGTAAGATATATTCATAAGCTAATTATTTAGCTAAACAAGACAACAAATAACCCCATAAAAATACTCGTTCCCCAACGATTAATGGCTTTTGATAGGCTTATTTAGCTATGGGTATATACTATCACTATTGGTTGTTTTTGTCAACATTATGCTAAATAATTAGCTAATAAGATAGAAGGAGGTGAAGAAAATGAAAAAAATACAACTTGCAGACACCATTGGAGAAATGGTGGAGGAAAGAGATTCAGAAATTGTAAACGTAATTGATAGCGTTAAGAAAATTTGTGACGAGTCTAATTTAAATTACATCAAATTAAATAAAGCTCTTTATCAAGTTGATAAAGAGCTTTACTTAGAAAAGCTATACAGATAATCAGATTCCAGTTAAACGGTCAATTAAACTTTCTTGCTCTTTTAAGTATTCATCATATTGTTCTTGTGTTGCGCCAACAACATAAGAGGTTGAATAATAAGCTTGTTCATTAAAGACGTCTGTCAATTTTGTTCCAACGCTAATAAGCAGCCAACCCTTTTTCAGATAGCCATTTGTGTTATCAGAAGCATTATCATCATTTAACTCTAATACAAATTTAATCTTTGAATAGTCCATTTTCTCACCTCGCTTTCACGATAAATTATATCACGTGAAAACCAAAACAAGAAAGGAGCAAAAACATGTCAGTAGAACATCAGCGTTTTGCGGTTGCAGTATACGCAAAACTAAAAGCAATAAATATGAAACAATCTGATTTAGCAAAAATGTTAGGTATTAGCAATCCTTATTTATCAGATATCATAAACGGCAAAAGAGACGCATCGAAAGTTAGAAAAGAAATTGCGGAAATTTTAGAAATAGATGTTGATTAAAATAGAAAGGAGAATAAGAAAATGGGTCGTCCTGTGAAAAATAAAAACAGGCATGTGAATTTCCTGTACGGTGTATGGACGTTAGAAGATTTTGCGCAAGCTAGTCCACGAAGTTATGGATGGTGGTTAGATAACATTAAAGACTTTCCAGAGCTTGCAGAATTTAGTAACTGGGCTACAAAGAATCAACGTGAAGCGTGGGCATTCGATGCAGTAAAAGCAAATGATTGGCTGATTAAAAAATTTGTATATAAGGAGGTCTGAAAATGATTGATGAAGTCGAAATACTACTTGCTGAAATACGAAAATACGACCCAAATTACGTTCCAAAATCGGTTGGAAAATATTTGCTAGTTGAACTTCAATCAAGGCATTTAGATCATCAAATTAAATATAAGAAAAGACCTAAGTACAAGCATAGATTCGCGAATTCGATTGAGCGGCATTGGTAAAAGAAAAACCCACAGATATAAATAGTAAGTTAGAGCTTACTAAAACTGTGAGTTACGAAATAATATTTAAATTAATTATATCACAGATGTGGAGATAAGAGAATGAAAAAATCAATCAAAAAACATGAAAACACATTATTAATTTATCTGTTTTGCTTACAAATCGGCATGTTTATATCAGTAATTTACATTTTACTCGGATGGTTTCAATTATTTATGAAATGAGGTATTTAAAATGAAAATATTACATTTTTTCGGGCTTGTAAGTTTTGATGAAAATGGAAATGAATATATTGAAAGAACAGATAGATATGCATTGATTTGTTTAGCTTTAATCGTATTAGTTACATTTGTTGTTTGTGTAAGTGGGTTGGTTGCAAATGGCTGAGTTAATAGTAATTGTTGCATTGATACTGTTATTGATGTTGATTTCAAGGAGTGATAGACAATGAACGTAGAAAATCCGCTAATAGTAGACGATTGCTGGGACGATGGGTTTCGACATTGAAGGAAATAATTTAAGTGAAATGGAGACCTACAAAATGATAAATAAAGTCATGCTTTTATTAATAATATTAGCAGCAATCTTTGGAAATATATATTTTTATATTATTAACAGGCAGTTGTCACTTACCTATTTGATTTATTCTCTTTTAATATGTACTGTTATGACTTTTCTATTATTTCTCGAATAATCGGTAATACTGATTGTTCTAAACAATTTGTTAGTAAATTTTAAGAAAAAAATAGGAGGTGTTTAAGTCAATGCAAAAAAAGCAGAATCATATGGAACTTATGGAAGAAATAAAATCAATAAAAAAGCTTTTAATAAAAACAAATAGCATAATTGCCGACGAGTTCGATTATGAAGAACATTTAATTGATTATATGGACAAACTTTTTTATGTTAACGCCGGCGCTCACCCTGACCAAATCTATCTTGTAGGTAAACTTAATGGCGGTAGAGAGCTTCATGTACCACTATATCGAAGTTAAAAGTTTTACGTGATGTGATTACTTGAAGTTTATTTTCGCCTACACGAACTTGCCCTTTATCATAGAATTTGAAATACAAGTAACCTCTAACTGACGAATAAGGGTCGAGTTTGATTATTGGCTTTAAAGTATACGTACCAATGGAGCATGGCAGATTTAATAATTAAAAATATGCCTATGCATAAAAGTTACTTAGAACCATTTTGCGGTTCATGTGCCGACTTATCAAAAGAGGACGACAGAGAAAGGGCTAAGAGTTATTAAAATGGATTAGGAGGAAGCTGAATGACAAAAGATGGTACAAAAGAAGCTCTTGCAGAGGTAGGGGTTACTCGAAAAAATCGACTGCTAAGAAAGATATGTCGGCATAAGGATAAAGAGATATTTAAGGATACATCCTATGACGGGATACAAGGTGAAAGGCGTGTGGTGGTTTGCAGAAATTGTGGAGAATTAGTTTCTGATTTTATTGCAAAATATGAGGGTGGCGGCTTTAAATGAATATAATCAAAAAAGGTGACCGAGTTCAGACTGTAACGGATACAGAGTGCAATAGGGCGGAGAGAAGGAGGAAAACAATGAAATTTAAAAAAGGTGACAGAGTAGAAGTTATTTGGCGAAGTGAGTTGCATCAGGGCTTGGTAGAAGAGGTTATTGAATTAACTGACGAATTAACTGACGAATTAATGGTTAAATTAGCTAAGACGCCCGCGATATATTATTTATTTAAAAAAAATCAAGTTAGCAAAGTCGAACTTGTGAAAGTGCCGAAATTTGTAGCTGATGCAATCGGTACCTTCAAAGAAAAGGAGTATGACCTTGCTGTAGCTATTGACTACGAGACATATACGGATGAGTGTGTTAAGGAACTGTCACTAGATAAAACCATGTGTGGGTGGTTATGGGAAACATCTAATCAAGAACTATTCGCCCGTGCGTGGTTGGATGGATACGAGGTAGAGCAAGAACCGCTTTATTACATCAAAGCGATAGATAGTTATTCCGGTTATGTCAATCTCAACCTAAAAACAGGTACCTATACTATGTCTACTAACGGGGAGTTCGATGGGTATAAAACTAAATTCACTGAATCAGAAATAAAAAATATAGACACACGATATTGGGATTTCGCTGTGCCTGTTGAAGAAGTGGAGGCGTAAATATGGAAATAAACATAATGGATTATGTCAGTGAAGATGATATTAAAAACACGATTTTAGAAGCAGTGACATCTAAAGTGCGTAACATGCAAGACAAGCACCTTGAAATTATTTACACGAATGCGTGCTATTCTGCAGTAACAAAAGTGACGGATGAAATTATCGAAGAAAGAGGACTGGAATTTAGTGTTGAAAATAAAGTGCGTGAACTTATCGAAAACTTAAGCGCTTTTACTGTTTTCTATCATGACAAGTTTGCCCCCCATGAAAACAGCAAAGCATACAATTTAACACAAAGAATAGTTGAAGAAGAAAAAGACTTATTACGTGAAACAATTAAACAACTTATAACTAAGGCATACAGTGAAGCAAAAGCTGATATGGATATTGCTGATTTGATGAGTGCATATGTGCGTGAATTATTTACAGTGGATGGTGAAGCATGACAATAAAAGTAGGTAGCGCTGTAAAAACAACGTATAAAACAAAACTAATTAACAAAGGCGAAATTGGCACAGTTAAAGAAATTTATGATGTTGTTAATATCCCAAAAGTGGCATTAGTTGATTTTAAGCATTCGGTAATTTGTTTTTTCGTTAGGGGTTTGGAGGGTGGAGCATGAGAGAGATTGAGATTTACGGAAACATACACGAAAATTTGGATTTATTGGAGGGAACGGAATGAATCAAGAAGAGTTAGACATCATAGTAGACAATCATGAAAAATGGCTTCGTGGTGAAGGTGACGCGAGAGCAGATTTAAGACTTGCAGATTTAAGTTATGCAGATTTAAGGTGTGCGGATTTAAGGGGTGCAGATTTAAGGGGTGCAGATTTGAGATGGGCAAATTTAAGTTATGCAGATTTGAGAGAGGTAGATTTAAGTGACGCAAAATTAAATTGGGTAAACTGGCAAGACGCTATAGGCTTAACAGTAGTAGCTGTACAAGTAGATACGACACGTAAAAACAATCAAATAGCGTATATCAAAGAATTAGACACATGGACGACAAGTTATTTTCAAGGCACATTAGATGAGCTTAAAGTCTTTATTGAACTAGCGCATAAAGATAATGAAAAGCTTAGACATAGATATCACAGAGTGATTGATTTTATTTTGACGGAGGTGGCGGAATGATAACATTTCAAGTAGACGATGAAATATACATCGCAAGAGTGCTTTCGGGGCTGCGTTTTATCGGTTCCTTTTATGATGAACGGCGAATGATACAAGCTCATTTACCTTTAATTAGTCTATTCAAAACCGTTGATTCAGAAAATATTGATGAGTTTAAGACTGAAGATACAGAAGTAGAAACGATGTTATATAAAGGTTTGTTAAAAGCGAATGGAAATAATACGAGCAAAGTCCCGTTTGGGAAAGTTATTGAATTAGCAATTTGTGCATTGAATGCGAACGATGGTATCACAGCTGATAATATAACTCACTTGCTCTCAAGCAGATTGATATACACGGTGTCTGGCTTTTACGAATATCAAATCGCAGACATAATCAACTGGTATTTTAACGAAGATGAAATGATCACAAGAAAATTGCTCGATGAATTTTGTGAGTTCGTTATGAAATTAAGGCAAGAAGTGGAGGCGGAGTAGATGAAGACTACTGATATTTATAATTTTAGACAATTGTTCTTTTTAGACAAGTTTTTGGTTGGTCATAAAGGTTTTGCGGCCGGAGGGTGTTTCAAAAACATCTTTAACAACGAGCCGGTAAAAGATATTGATATATTTTTTATAAAACAGGAAGATTTTATTGAAGCTAAAGAACATTTTTTGGATTTAATAAAAAAGGAACCCGACAATTGGAGCAAGTCATATAATAACAAAAACGTATGGGCAATATACTCTATAAAAGACAAGATTAGAATCGAACTAATTAAAAGTGTCTTTGGAACTCCAGAACAAATAATAGATGATTTTGATTTTACGATTACAAAATTTGCATATTATACTGACTATGGAAAAGCTGATGAAGATGATTATCTAGCGCAGTTTGAAGTTATGTACCATGAAGACTATTTTGAGCATCTTCAAACGAAAAGTTTAGTCCTTGATAACGCTATTCCTTTCCCTATATCAACTTTCAATCGCAGCTATAAATATCAAAAATATGGATATGGTCTTTGCAGAGAAAGCAAAATTAAATTGCTTCAATCAATATATGATTTACCTAGTATTGACGCGGAGCAATTAGGACTTTCCCTGTACGATGGAAAAGATTGAACTTTTGGAGGTGTCGGAATGAGAATGTTTAAAGCAACTATTTATTATGTTGATGAGGAGTCGACAATTCGTGATGAATCAGATTTTAAAGACCACCTAGAATACATGTTTGAGCGATCGTATGGCATTACACACTTTGAAGACATAGACAAATCGAACGAATTCGAATGGGACGACGATATTGATATAAATTCTACGAAGGCTGGCAAGGAGACATACGAAAAATACTTTGATAAGAAGGTGTCGGAATGAACGAACAAGAAGCGAAAGCGATTGTGTTGGAGTGGTTGAAAGAACAGACAGGTAAAGCAGCCAGCCCATTAATTACTATAAACTATTTTGAAAACGACTTTTTTTCTTATGATTTACCTGGTGAGGTAGTACAGGCATACGATTCAATCAGCCGCCATACTGAATACGAACTTCTAGCCGAATTTGCAGCGTGGGGATTGAAGGAGGGTGCAGCGAATGAGCAGTGAACCTTTAGGTAAGAAGACAATTACGGTAAATTTCTATAAACCCTCTGGAAAATGGTATGCAGGAGGGACAGCAGTAGTAAGTACCTATATCTTTGATGAAGAGGCATTCTTAGAGGAGATAGGAAAGACAAATACTTGTTTCAAGTGGGATTGGCGTAACAGTAGTTTTGACTTGGTCACTAATTATGAAAGTGACGACCCAGAAGATAGGTACTTCTGTAATTATTTATGGAAACTAGCGAAGGAGTGGGATTAAGTTGAGCAGTGAACTAGTGAAGAAGTTGGATGCGGAATGGCATAAATGGGACGACAGTACAAACAACAATTAAAACAGACAGTTTAGAAGTTTTTAGAAATAAACAAACAGGCACTATAGTAAGGGTTGAATACAATTTTTTTGATGAAAGTTCTCGACGAATATTTGTCATTGATATATCCGAGATAGCTTACATCACATCTGAGCTGGTATCATGACAAATTATCACATCACCATTTCCGCTTATGAAAATATCATAAAACAAACGCTTATTGAATTTATAAAAAATGATGAAACAGATTTTCATATTGTTGTAGAGGAGGTTGAATAACAATGACAGAACAAATAATCATCAATGAAGCAAACCGTTTACTTCACAGAAAAAGCAAAGAACTAAGTAAATCAATCATCAAAACGCCTAAAGATCTCGAACGTTTCGCGATTGGGCTTGATAAATTATCGCAAGATATGTGGGATTATAAAAATGAAGTGGAGGCGATAAAATGAGTATTCAAGCAGGCGATAAAGTAGAAGTGCAGGATAGAACAGGAGTGACTGATTTATGTGTTGATGGAGAACAGTTTTATGTTCTCATTAACAATGATGGGTTGCTAACTGTGCAAGATACTGACGGTTTTTCATCTTTTAATATTCCGTGTAGACAAGTGAAGAAAGTGAAAGAAGAGAGTCAGCTAATAAGTGAACTTTACAAAGAAGCTTATGATGTTGAATTCCGCTTGTATTTTGCTAATGTTTCAGATGCTACTAATTTTGTGTCAAAAGTTGAAAAACCTAAATTTGAACAGTCAATGGATGTGAAATGGTTTTCGGCAACAAACGGAAAAATAACTGCTACTGCATTTTTAAAAAAGGAGGACTAAAATATGACAACACTTTATTCCATTCAAGAAAAGTATCAACAGTTATTAAATTTAGCTGAGCAATTAGATCCGGAGGCATTAAAAGATACCCTTGAAAGCATTGAAGATGAATTAGAAACAAAAGCAGAAAATGTTGCGTTTGTCATTAAAGAATTAGAAGGGCAATCACTTATTTTAGATGTAGAAATTAAACGTTTATCAGAACGAAAAAACACGATTAACAATAATGTGAAGCGACTGAAACAATCACTACATGATGCTATGCTAATTGCTAATAAGCAAAAAATAAAAACGAATCTATTTACATTAGATATTCGGAAAAACCCTCACAGTGTGTTTGTAGAAGATGAGAGTAAGTTAATTAATTATTTAGTTGAGCAACCTAAAAAGCTGGATAAAACTAAGTTAAAGGATGACTTAAAAAAAGGCATTGATGTACCGGGAGCTGTTTTGGTTCAAACAGAAAGACTACAAATAAAATAAGGAGGGATTTCATTGTTAGATATTAAAAGCGCATCAAATTTAAAAGACACAAATAAACTTAGACTCATTTATTCAGCGCCAGGAATCGGAAAAACAAGTACGATTAAATTTTTAAGTGGCAAAACATTAGTAGTTGATATTGATAGAACAACTGGTGTTCTGAAAGGTAATGATAATATTGATATAGTCACTGCCGATACCATGACGCCCTTTACCACTTTTCCGCAGTTGTTAAAGGAAATCAATGACAACTATTTGAAGGAATACGACAATATTGTGATTGATAATATTTCGGAATTGGAACGATCCATATTGGCTCAACTAGGAAAAGAAGGAAAAAACAACCGCGTGCCTTCAATGGCAAATTATCAGCAAATGCAATTTATGATGATTGATGCTATCAGATATTTAAAGTCATTTGGTAAAAATATTTTGATAACAGCGTGGGAAACTTCGGATCAGTGGCAAACGCCAGAAGGACAAATTTACAATCGTTCTTATCCACAGATTTCTAATAAAATATTAACAAACGCGATGGGGCTATGTGATGTAGTAGCAAGATTAATTTATGATCCAGAAGAAGAAAAACGCGGGTTTATTTTACAACCAACCAACGCTGTTTTTGCTAAAAATCAAATTGATAATCGCAAAGGTTGCAAGCAAGAAGACCTATTCCAAATTGGTGATGTTGATGTTAAAGCTTAGAGAATATCAAAAAGAAATTATAAATGATGTAAAGGGGGCTTTTTTACAGGGATATAACAGACCGTGCGTTGTTGCTCCCTGCGGTTAGGTGCTGGTAAATCGGTTATTTTATCAGAAATAATTCGCATGACAACTCACAATAAAAATAATGTTCTTTTCCTAGTTCACAGAAAAGAATTGATTGACCAAATTAGAAATACACTCACTATGAATGATGTCGATATGAATTTTGTCAATTTGGGGATGGTTCAAACTGTTGTTAGACGTTTAGAAAAAACTTCCGAGCCAGCTTTAATCATTATTGACGAAAGTCATCATGTGCTAGCAAATAGTTATAAAAAAATAATCAATCATTTTTCTAATGCTAAAGTGGTCGGATTTACAGCAACACCAGTGAGAATAAATGGGGGTGGTTTAGGAGATATAAACGATATGTTAATCGAAAAGGTTAATGTGAAATGGTTAATTGAAAATCAATTCTTAGCACCTTACAAATATTTTGCTCCCGAAATCGTTCAAACAGAAACATTAGATATCAAACGAACTGGTGAATTTGACATGACAGGACTTGATGATCAATTCAATAAAAGAATGATTTGGGGCGATGTCATCAAGCATTATCAAAAATTAGCCGACGGACAGCAAGCTATTCTTTACGCTTCTTCTCTCTATCAAAGCCAAAAAATGGCAGCTAGTTTTGAACAAGTGGGTATCACTGCAGCACATATTGATGGCAAAACACCAAAGGCGGAACGCGATCACATTATCCAACAGTTTCGAAATGGCGAGATTAAAGTGCTATGTAACTTAGATTTGATTGGCGAAGGATTCGATGTGCCAGACTGTTCTACTGTGATTATGTTACGCCCGACACAGTCTTTGTCTCTCTACATTCAGCAATCTATGCGTGGCATGCGTTACCGTCCAGAAAAAACGTCCATCATCATTGATCATGTAGGCAATGTAAGTCGGTTCGGACTACCGGATATGGAACGCACATGGACGTTAGAACCGAAAAAAGGAAGTAATAGCAAGAAAGCAGAAGCACCAGTGAAAATATGTCCCGATTGCTTTATGACAGTCTTATCCAGCAATAAGCAATGTGAGCATTGCGGGCATGAGTTTAAAGTGGAAGCAAAACCGATCCAAATCGACGACGCAGCAGAACTTCAAGAAATTACTGAACCAATATTTCAAGTGGACTACAGTAGTCCGAACGATTGTAAAAATATGAAAGAACTATATGAGTATGCGAAGCAGCATAACTATAAGCGAGGGTGGGCATACCACCAAGGAAAAGTAAGAGGATTTATCAAATAAAAAAATCGAAAGAAGGAATTTAATTATGTTTAAAGTAGATCATAAGGATGTTTTCACAAATGGAGTAGAAAATGGTACGTATGAGGTGGTTTTATACAACGCAAATGAAGATGCGACAAAAAACGGAGCGGAGTTCATTAATATTGATTTAATTATTCGTAATGATGTAAATCAAAAATTCCAGAATGCGCATATTTTTCACCGAGTATGGAAAGCAAAAGCAACAAATGAATATAGTCAAACAGCATTAAATACAATCGCTAAAGCAATCCAATTACCTAACGGCAAAGATTATAATACATTGGATGAATTATTAAAAGACCTGTTAACTAAGACATGCCAAGTTACTGTGAAAAATGAAGAGTCTGAGTATAATGGTCAAATTTATAAAAATTTAAATGTGAAAGCGTGGGCTGAAAGTAAAATTACTGGACCATTACAACATGTATTTAAAAAGAAAGATGCTGAACCTATGCCAGAAATAAACGAGAGTAATCTACCGTTCTAAGCAATGAGAGGAGCGCACAAACGTGTATGAACAAATTCCGGACGAATTAAAAAAATTAAAACAATGGTGCGCTTTTCAACTTGTTTGGGATGAAGAGCGTGGCAAAAATAAAAAGATTCCAATGAATGCAAACGATGGATCCTACGGAAATAGTGTTGATGAGCGGACTTGGGCAGACTTCGAAACTGCCCTTGATTCCCTCGAAAAATATCAATTTGATGGGTTAGGTTTTTACTTTAAGAAACCATATTTCGGTGTGGATATTGATGATATAAAGGATGAAATTGAAGATTACCTTTATGGTAATACAGAAAATATTGCTGGTGAATTTATTCAAACATTGTCTAGTTACACAGAATACAGTGTGAGCGGAACAGGAATTCATATTATCGCAAAAGGAAACTTCCCAGAAGGTGGACGTCGTAAAGGAAACATCGAAATGTACCCGGACGGTCGATTTTTCGTTATGACAGGTCAAGTAATTGATAACTACAGACAAGTCAATGAAGCGACGTCTGCTATTCAATATTTGCATACGAAATACATTGGGACTAATGAAGTAAGACAAATAAATAATTTACAATCTACAGTTGATTTGCCTGTAAGTGATATTATTCAACGTGCTGAACGAAGTAAACAAGGCGCACAATTTAAAACACTTTACGACGGATTATGGGATGGATTATATCCCTCACAATCCGAAGCAGACTTAGCTTTTGCAAATATGCTGGCATTTTGGACAGGATGTAATGCAGAAAAAATGGACGAAATTTTCCGTTCAAGTGGTTTGTATCGAACAAAATGGGACCAAAAACGTGGAGCGCAATTATATGGAGAAATGGTTATTAATAAAGCGATTGCCAATACGTCAGAGGTTTATCAACCAGGAAGTGATTTAGAAGGTTACTCGATCACTGTGAAAAATCAGAATCGAACTGCTCGAAAAGTATATGGTTTAGATGATACTGGAAATGCAGAACGTTTCCGTGATAAGTTTCATGACATTGTTCGTTTTTCATACATTAACAAAGGATTCTATTTCTACGATTCGAAAGTTTGGAAATATGACAACATAGGCGCTGTAAAAACACTTGTTGATGATGTGATCAAAGATATGAAGAGTGAGTTTGCTTACATGGAAAATGAATCAGATGCAGAAAAAGCATTTATGAAACATTTAAAAGCAACAAGAAGCAACAAAGGTAAAACGAATATGTTAAAAGAAGCACAACATTTAATGCCAGTTTTGCCTGATGAATTCGATCGCTACAAATATTTTTTGAACACACAAAACGGATATATCAACCTACAGAGTGGAGAATTATTGGACCATGACAGGCAAAAAATGTTTACAAAAATCAGTAATATCGAATATACCGATAAGATTGACGCGCCGCTTTGGGAGAATTTTTTAAATGATATTTTTGCAGGCGATCAAGAATTGATCCACTATATTCAAAAAGCTGTAGGTTATTCGTTGTCTGGTTCCACATCAGAACAAGTCATGTTTATCCTTTTCGGCAATGGGCGAAATGGGAAATCTGTTTTTCTCGATATTATCAACGATATTTTTGGCTCCTATGCAACAAACATCCAGCCACAAACAATCATGGTCAAACAGCAATCTAGTAATGCAAATAGTGATATCGCACGTCTGCATGGTGCTAGGTTCGTAACAACGACCGAACCGAACGAAGGTGTGCGTTTAGATGAGGGACTGGTTAAACAGCTCACAGGGGGCGACAAGGTAACAGCACGGCACCTGTATAAGGACGAATTCGAGTTTACACCCGAATTCAAAATCTGGATGGCAACCAACCATAAACCAATTATCCGAGGGAGAGACGATGGAATTTGGCGTCGATTACATTTAGTACCTTTCACAGTAAAAATACCTGACGAAAAAGTAGATAAACAGCTAAAATATAAACTTCGCAGTGAATTGACTGGGATATTAAACTGGGCAGTTGAAGGATTTCTTAAATGGCAGCGAGAAGGTTTAGGAATGCCGAAAGCTGTCGAAAATGCTAGCTCTGAATATAAATCAGAAATGGATGTTATTACTGCATTTATTGAGGATTGTTGTGATGTGAGAGAAGGCGAAAAGGTAAATGCCAAAAAAATGTATGAAACATATAGAGAGTGGGCAAAAGATAACGGACAGTATCTAATGAGCAGCACGAAGTTTGGTAAGGAAATGGGATTGAAGTTTGAGAAGAAGAGGAGTAAAAAAGGTTATAAATATACAGGCGTTTGTTTAAATGATGAATATTTCTCTTTAAAGTTGAATTTTTAGGGGTGTATAGTTTGCACTAACCATACACCCTATCAAATCCATTGTGCCGCAACGCATTTAACTGTATTTAAGATGAAAGGGTGTATAGTTTGTACCATTTTCCATAAACTTCTCTATAAAAATTTTTCCTAGGAAACTTTTCTATATTTACTATCAACTATACACCATTATAAAAAAAGTATTAATAAAGTAAGTAATAGCAATGGGTTTAGAGGGTGTATAGTTTTGGTCAACTATACACCAACTATACACCAACCATACACCTTTTTGCTAATAATTTAGCACTTTTTAACCAACACATAACATACGTTCGTATTTTTGACCAAAGGAGTGATCAAATGACAGCAGAAATGGATATACAGAATTCTATACGTTTAGAACTTTCCCGCCATGGGCATTATGTTTTCAGAGCCAATGTGGGCAAAGTTAGAATGCCAAACGGACGAATATTTGATACAGGATTACCGAAAGGTTTTCCAGATTTATTCGGATTTCGCGGAACAGATGGAAAAATGTTTTTTATTGAAGTGAAAAATGAGATAGGGAAGTTACGACAAGAACAGAAAAACTTTCAACAAGCGATGGAAATTACACCGGCAATCTGTGGAGTAGCAAGAAGTGCTGCAGAAGCCGTGCGAATTGTGGAGGAGGGGTAAAATGAAGCTAAGAGATATTACAAACAGTAAATGCGATGTTCGGGAGTATATGAATGTTGATTTTCCAGATTGGCTTTTAGAACAACTAAAAGACGAAATAGATTTTGATATTATTGAGGCGTTAAAAGAGTATGCCGTTATTTATGTGAAGCATAATGCGCTGGAAAAAGAAATAGAACCTTTTGATATTTATAAAAAAGTAGAGGAGGGGTAAAAAATGAAGAGCGACGATTAAAGATGTGATGAATTTAGAGACCAAGGCAGTCAAAATAAATGGGAAGACTGCAAGGATTTATCAGAAGTGTTAATTGTGCGGAATACGAGTAATATTCTGACAATGGTTACAAAAAATATGTAACCCAGAGCGAAAAACGTAACTTCCAAAAATCGCATAGTGTCAGTAGCTAGACACGTAAAAGTTACAAGTTACATTTTTTTATTAATAAAAAGTATATATATTTATTTATATTTAAGAAAAGAGTACAAAAATAAAAACTTTTTCGCCGCTTTTTTTGTAACCTGTAACCACGTTCTGTCAGAAGGGATTTGAGTGGTTACGTGTTACAAAATGGGTTTTGTAACGGTATAGTCGGCGGAAAATGAAGGGATGACATTGATGAAAAGATTTCTTGTTATATGTGGAAATCAAGCAGATAGGAAATATGATAATGGTAGCAGGTAGTATTGCTTTTATACCTGGAGTGTTTTTTGGAGTTTTGTTGGTGATATTGTTTGCCCCAATGCCGCACTTATCTAAATCACATAATTCGCCGAGTACACAATTAAACAAGGAGGAAAAACGAATGAAAATATATCACACAGAAACACAAGAAGATTTTGATGCATTGTTGGGAAAATTGAAAAATGAAGGGTATAGCTGGTTTTTCGGAGAGGTTATTCCGTCATATGACTCGGAGCTTTGGGAACGGAATAAGCAAAATACTGTTGTGCATATAGAGGAAGAAGGAGCAAGTTGTGGGAGTCTTTCTTATGCTAAATATTTACACCCCAACACACCAATTGAAAAATACAAAGTGAAACAAGACGAAGTTTCAAAGTGGTTTGATAACACCGCAAATGCCATGAAAGCATTTGCATCCAATGGAGTATCTATGAAAAAACAAAATACTGACAACGTAAACAACCCATCACATTACACAGCAGGCGGTATTGAAACACTTGACTACATTAAAGCAAAAGTATCTGATTATCCGTCATATGCTGTAGGAAACATACTTAAATATGTCTCAAGATACGAGCACAAGAATGGCATTGAGGATTTAAAGAAAGCACAGTTTTATTTAAATGATTTGATTGAATGGATGGAGAGTGATTGTAAATGAATCGGTTTGAAAAAGATAGATTAAGAACAAAGGCAAAGAATATAATCGAGGCAATGCTGGTGTATTTACTATTGTGGCTTTTTAGTATAGTGATACCAATTATGGGTGTTTGGGCACATCTGATTTGGAGTAATTCATTTACGTTATTTATTAAAATTAGTACATTGACTATTTGGTCTATAGAAACGGTAGTCGTAGGGGCTTTACTTGTGAGTTCTTATATAACAGTTAAAAAGTATGTAAGTCAAATAGTCGCAGAAGACTAGCTAAGTTGAATGAGAGGAGAGTGATTGAATGTTTAAAACATTAAGTTCGTTTTATTTTTCTATGATTTTCATTACCGTATTATTGCGCGCTTTCGGCTTTCTTAGTCTTGCAGAAGCAGAATTTATTTTACTATTAATCATTTCTCTTGTCATGGTTGAGGATATGAATGGGAGTCGTAAATGACAAGTGACTCTTCGCCTTTACAAGTATTGCTAAAATATAAAAAAATGGGGCTGGTTGACAATGGAGGAATATGTAAATATCAGTTTAGATAAATATGAAAGGTTAAAAATGTTTGAAAATGATAAATACGAAAAAGATGCTAAGGAATTTCTAAAAAAGTTTACTAACTTCACAACGATATTTGGAAATCAAAATGAAGAGTATTACACGGCGCATGTCAACAAGGAAGAACTGAAAAAACTAATTGAACAAAGACTAGGCAAAACGTGTGAGATAGAATTTTATTAGGAGAGTGATTAAATGTCAAAGCGATTACGTAAAGCACAATATAAACTTATTGAAGATGAATTAAAATTTTATCATTCTACTAAAAAAGAATTGATGGAAAAGGAAGTTAATGTAACACTGGGCGCTTGGCATAGAGAATACATTGACGAGAACCAAGGTGGTGGCAGTGCGGGGAATATTAGTAATGAAGTGGAAGATCGTGTGATGTTACTGCAAATGGATAAAGAAATAAGTAGATTAAAGAATATTATAAATGCAATGGAGTCTGTACTTAATAGATTAAATGATGAGGATAAACAATTGATTCAGTTTAGATACTGGGACAGAAGCAAACCAACTTGGGTATGGATTGCCAGTAAGTTGAATATGGACGAGAGTACAGCTAGAAGAAGAAACAAAACAATCATCCTTTCAATAGCTGAAAGATTAGGATATTAAAATATATTGCCCGTTTAACGCCCGTTTTGAACAATAAAATAAGTTTATTATAGTATTATAGGCAGGGCCTATTAAAAATGAAAGTCGAGGGGACTATATGAATTTAGTTAGGTGTTGGGAATGCGAGCAATATATTTCGCAGGAAGCTTCCGTACATTTCAGAGATTTGTCTGGCGGTAGAAACTTATGCGTTGAATGCCAACATAAGTATCGAAAAAAAATAGAAGAAAAGAAAAAAGAATATATTGCGCACAAAATCGAAGCAACACTTGAAAGAGCAATACATCTTATAGAAATGCAAGAATGCTGTAGTATGAAAATGGATGAATACCTTGACCCATATAACACAGTAGCCCAATTTTATAGAAATGACAGTAGCAAGTTTGATTCTGCCCATGAAGTAATGGCTTGTATCGAATTGTTAAGAAGTCAGATTAAAGTAAAAACACAACAAAGAATAGGGCGCAAACGAGTAGATTTTATTTTGCCAGACATGAAGGTTGTATTAGAGATTGATGGAGGGCACCATCGTTTTAGGATTGGTAAAGATTCAGAACGAGATGTGTTTATCCTTAATACTTTGAATAAATCTGAACACGGTTGGGAAATTATTAGAATACCAACTAGATTTATTGAACAAAATATTAGACGTCTTGTTCCTTCTATTAAAGCATTATATAAAGAACGTCAAGAACTAAGAAACAAACATAATGGGTTCATTCCGTCTTATTACTCAAGAACAAATAAGATGTCTCACATATCAGCGATTAAAGGTGTTGCTTCAGATAATGAAATCGAAGCAATGGAACATGAACTGTTAGACGGAACTGAGCATCTATAATCACATGATGATATAGCAGGAGGTTGCTATGTTGCCTGGCACAAAGGTAAATGGAATCGTGCCTAGTAAACTGTTGACTTCCTGCAAGGTGCAAATCCTTGCTGAGTATATATTAAACCACACACACCTCTTGACAATGTGGAGCAGGTGAGGTCGTTTTATATTCAGAACTACAGTGGGTCCTGTGTCTAGTGACGGAAATTCATTCCGGATTCGACTGGATGAAATACAAAGTATTGACGAATACTACCGTAGAAGTATTCAGGTCTCATAACTACGGATACATAGAACAATGAAGTCCAGCACATTGCGTGTTGGGCTTTTATATAGGGGTGGATTAATGCTAACACAAGCAGAACGTCATACATTCTATAAGTCAAAGGAATGGGCAAGCATACGTAAAGAAGTATTAAAGCGTGATAACTATGAGTGTCAAGAGTGTAAGAGGCAAGGAAAGGTGTTTACTGATTATCATGAACCAGACAAGCATAAAAGACTCGATGTGGACCATATCAAGGATTTAGAACACCATCCAGAACTTGCGCTTGATATAGATAATCTCACTACTCTGTGTGTAAAATGTCATAACAAAAAACATAATCGCTTTCAATTTAGAAGGAAAATAAATAAATGGGTGAACGACGAACGTTGGTGATACCCCCGGGTCAAAGGTTTGCACTTTAATTTGGCTCTGGGGAACGGTGTGGGGTTCTTCTCCGCAGAAATATTAAAAAGTCTCATGAAGGAGGGAGGGCTTGAAGTGGAATATAACATAAAGAAGTTAGAAAAAGAATTGTTATCTAAGATTGATACTACTAGTCAGAAAGAGCTTGAAAAAGTCAATCGCTATATTAATTTAATACGCATATATTATGAGTTAGATAAAAGCATTGAAATGGATGGAGCAGTCGTTGTCACTGAAAACGGCTCGCAAAAATTCACGAAAACTAATCCAGCAATACAAGAAAAAAATCGAATTAATACTTCATTATTATCTATTGAGCGTTCTTTTATATTCAAAGGCGAAAATGATAAACAAGATGGTAGTGACTTGATATGATATCAAATAAACATGTCGATAACTATATACAGTCGTACGAAAGCGGGAAAATACTACTCAATAAAGAACGTGTAGACTTGATAAATCACTTGCAAGAACATGTTCTTAGTAGAGATGATATATATTTTGATGAGACGCAAATAGAAAATTATATTGCTTTTAGTGAAAAATGGTACTTCCCTTTGGACAACTGGGAAAAGTTTATTGCACCATTTATTTTTTTATATTTTAAAGAAGATGATGAACTTTTTTATGAAGAGTTCTTTATAACCCTCGGTCGCGGTGGTGGTAAGAACGGGTTTATAAGTACATTATCTAATTATTTTATAAGTCCGCTACATGGGATTAACAATTACGATGTTTCGGTAGTGGCGAATTCCGAAGATCAAGCGAAAGTTAGTTTCAAAGAAGTATTTAATACAATAGACGGAAATCCTAAATTGGAAGGCAGCTTTGACGCGTGGAAAGCACAGATTATTGGCAAAGGAACCAACAGTGTTTTTAAATTTCAAACGTCAAATGCAAAAACTAAAGATGGTGGTCGTGAAGGCTGTGTTATTTATGATGAAACACATGAATATGAAGATAGACAAATAATTGATGTATTCTCTGGAGGACTTGGCAAAGTCGCAAATCCCAGAGAATTTTTTATTGGCACTAATGGATTTGTGAGAGCGGGGTTTTATGACAAGTTGGAAGAACGCAGTAAAGCAATTTTAAGCGGCGAAAATCTTAACGATCGCATGTTTCCTTTTATTTGTAAGCTAGACGATCCGGCAGAAGTCAAGAATGAAGCTATGTGGGAAAAAGCAAATCCTGCTTTTGAAAAGCCATTAAGTCCTCGTTCTAAACGCTTACTAAATAAAGTTAGAAAACAATATGAAGCATTAACGAATAATCCAAGCGGCAGAGAAGCATTCATGACTAAACGAATGAACCTTCCAGAAGTAGACTTGGAAAAGGTAGTAGCACCGTGGGAAGATATTCTCGCAACTAACCGAGAAATGCCAGAACTCCAAAACCGAGCTTGTATTGGTGCATTTGACTATGCAAGCGTTAAGGACTTCGCGGCTGTTGGATTGCTGTTCCGTGTGGGCGATGATTATATTTGGAAATCACATTCATTTGCTAGAAAAGGCTATCTGGATATTGCAAACCTCAAGCCGCCAATCAGAGAGTGGGAAAAACAGGGACTGCTAACCATTGTAGATGAGCCAACTATTGACCCACGGCATGTGGTCAATTGGTTTGTTGAAATGCGGGAAAATTACGGTATTCAAAAGGTCATTGGGGATAACTTCCGAATGGATCTTATGCGCCCGCTGTTTGAAGCAGAAGGATTCGAACTGGAGATTATTAGAAATCCACGTGCAGCTCATAGTTTGCTAGCTCCGCGAATTGAAACTTTATTCGCAAATCATCGCATTGTGTTTGGCGATAACCCTTTGATGCGCTGGTATACGAACAATGTAGCGGTGAAAATCAAACCAGATGGTAATAAAGAATACCTGAAAAAAGACGAGCATAGGCGTAAAACAGATGGATTTCAAGCATTTGTACATGCTCTATGGCGTGCGGATGAAATAGAAGACCTTGATGTAGATGAAGTTTTAAATATGCTTAATGCCATTACGTTTTAGGAGGTGATATATTGGGATTTCTTTCGGAGATATTTAAACGGAACAAAGAAATTGAGTGGATGTGGGATTTAGAGTTTTTAGAAGATAAAACAACAAAGGTTTATTTGAAGAAAATGGCTTTAAATACGTGTGTAAAACATATAGCACGAACGATCGCCAAATCTGATTTTAGATTGAAAAGTGGAGAAAGCAGTGTACGAGACGGATTGTATTATAAATTAAATGTTCGTCCAAATACAGATATGAGTTCGAGTTCTTTCTGGGAAAAAGTGATCTATAAATTAATCTATGATAACGAGTGCTTAATCGTCCTTTCAGATACGGACGATTTTTTAATTGCTGATAGTTATGTTAGAAAAGAGTTCGCGCTTTATCCGGATGTTTTTGAAGGGGTTACGGTGAAAGATTATCGTTATAATCGTAATTTTAGTATGGATGATGTGATTTTTCTGGAATATGGAAATGAGCGACTAGCTGCATTTACTGATGGCATGTTTGAGGATTACGGTGAGTTATTTGGTCGCATGATTCGAGCACAAATGCGTAACTTCCAAATCCGCGGGGCTGTTAACTTCAAAATGGCAGGCATTGCGGACGATGAAAAACAAAAAAAATTACAGACTTACATCGACAAACTGTATGCTGCATTTAATAACAATGAAATTGCCATTGTTCCTCAACTAGAAGGCTTTAACTATGAAGAGTTTGGAACGTCTAGCGTCAATAGTAGCCAAAATTTTGATGAGATCAAAAAATTTCGAAAAGAAATGATTGATTATGTAGCTAGTATTCTCGGCATTCCCTCTGCTCTGCTACATGGGGATATGGCAGATTTGAGTAATAATATGAAAGCATATATGGAATATTGTATTGATCCTCTCACTAAAAAGCTAGAAGATGAATTAAACGCTAAATTATTTACTTCCAACGAGTTTTTAGCGGGTGAACATATCAAAATCATACACAAAAAAGACATTATAGAAAATGCAGAAGCTGTAGATAAGTTGGTTGCCTCTGGTTCATTTAATCGTAATGAAGTTCGAGAATTATTGGGCGCTGAACGAGTAGATAATCCGGAATTAGATAAATATTTAATTACTAAAAACTATCAGTCAGCAGATGAAGGAGGTGAGAATGAATGACGAAAATTGAAGTCAAAGGTCCTATTATTGGAAATGATGACAAATGGATTTATGATTGGCTGGATATGGAAGCTACGTGTGCAAAAGATATCAATGAAGCCTTGGCAAATGCGTCAGGTGAAGTTGAAGTTTGGATAAATAGCAATGGTGGAGATGTGTTTGCTGGTAGTGAAATTTATACAGCATTAAAATCATACAATGGAAATGTAGTTGTAAAAATTGTTGGAATGGCGGCAAGCGCAGCATCTGTAATTGCGATGGCTGGAAATGAAGTATTAATTTCTCCAACTGGTCAAATGATGATTCACAATGTTCAGTATGGTGGGAGAGGTGATTATAGAGAGTTAAAAAAAGCCTCCGAAATTGCTCAAAATGCCAATATATCCATTGCTAATGCTTATCAGCTGAAAACGGGAAAAACATTAGAAGAACTGTTAAATATGATGGGAGAAGAAACATGGCTAAATTCTCAACAGGCTGTAGAGCTAGGATTAGCAGATGGTGTGATGTTTCAAGAAAATAGCGAAACGCCAAAATTAGTAGCAAGTACAGGCGGCATGTTAGCACAAGCTACATTGGATAAAGTAAGGGGGCTGAAAGATACTAATGGTACACAATCAATTTTAGAAGTATCTGTATCGGCGGAACAAATTCAAAGCATTGTAGAAGATACAATTGCAAAATTAAAAAATGAAGTGATACTTGATGGGAAAACTTTGAATCAACATATCGCTGAACAAGAAAAGGAATCGGAAGAATCGGAAGAGTCGGAAGTGAATGGACTCAAACGGTTTCTTTTTTAATACCCAAAAATAGGAGGAAATAAATTATGACTATCAAATTAAAAAACAACCTCGCGAATTACGAGGAAAAACGGACAGCTTTTGTTAATGCTGTTAAAAACGAAGACACGCAAGAAATTCAAAATAAAGCATATGTGGAAATGGTAGACGCGATGGCAGCTGATATCATGGAACAAGCTAAGAAAGAAGCACGTCAAGAAGCGGACGCATATATTTCAGCTAGCCGAACTGACAAAAATATCACGAATGAAGAAATTAAATTCTTCAATGATATTAATAAAGAGGTTGGATATAAAGAAGAAACATTGCTACCACAAACAGTTGTTGATGAAATCTTTGAAGATTTAACAACTGAACATCCTTTCCTTGCATCCATCGGGATGCGCACTACTGGTTTGCGTACTAAGTTCTTAAAATCCGAAACAAGCGGTCTTGCCGTGTGGGGTAATATTTTTGGTGAAATTAAAGGACAGCTAGATGCGACATTCAGTGAAGAAGAGTCTATTCAAAACAAGCTAACGGCATTTGTTGTTGTGCCTAAAGACCTTGAAAAATTTGGTCCTGTTTGGGTAAAACGCTTTGTTGTTACGCAAATTGAAGAAGCTTTTGCAGTTGCGTTAGAAAGTGCGTTTATCGTTGGTACTGGTAAATCTCAACCGATTGGTTTAAATCGAAAAGTAGCTAAAGGGACATCAGTAACCGATGGTGTATATCCAGAAAAAGTTGCTTCTGGAACACTGACATTTGCTAGTCCTAAAGTGACGGTTAATGAGTTAACAGATGTATATAAATATCACTCTGTAAAAGAAAACAAACATCCATTAAACGTTGCAGGTAAAGTTACTTTACTAGTCAATCCAACGGATGCATGGGATGTTAAGAAACAATACACAAGCTTAAATGCGAACGGTGTTTATGTGACTGCGCTCCCATACAATTTAAATATCATTGAATCATTATTCGTTCCAGAAAAGAAAGCTATTTCTTACGTAGCAGAACGTTATGATGCACTTGTTGGTGGTCCATTGGATATTTCTACTTTTGACCAAACGCTTGCATTTGAAGACCTTAATTTATATGCTGCAAAACAATTTGCGTACGGTAAAGCGAAAGACGATAAAGCTTCTGCTGTATGGACATTAAATATCAAACCAGCAGAACAAACTCCGGAAGGGTGATTGTAAATGGCTAAATTTGAAGTATTAAAGAAATTCAAAGACAAAGAAACAAAAGAAGTATATGAAAAAGGAACAGAAATTGAATTGACTGTAAAACGTGCAGATGAAGTCTCTGATAATTTGGGAACTTCTTTTTTAAAGCGATTGGATAAACCAAAAAAAGACAAGAAAAAGTAGGTGCTGTACATGGAAGTATCAGATGACCTTCTTAAAAAATTTAAAGAGCGTATGCACATTTCTCACAATAGCGAGGATAGCAATTTAAAAGAGTTGCTATCTTTTTCTATTGCTGATTTACAAGAAAAATGCGGGCTGTTTAATGTAGATGAACATGTTAGGGCAAGAGAATTGGTCATTGATCGTACTAGATACGCGTATAATGATTCGATAGAATTCTTCAATGAAAACTTTCAATCACAAATAACTAGCTTAGGTTTCTCTCTCTATGTAGCTGAAAGTGGTGAATCTGATGAAGTTTCAGTTTAAACCTCAAAAAGTTCAGAGCGGGGATTTACGTACTCCGGTTGTTTTTTTTGAATATCAGCCGGCAAGTGGTCCTGAACCAGGTGAAATAGAAAAGATTACCCTTTTTGAATGTTTTGCAGAAGTTTATAAACCATCCATGAAGGACTTAGAAATTTTACATGGCACGGGAACAAAAGAAGCTGTCACAATTAATATTCGAGACACTAAAGGTGAGTATACAGTTAGTAACAAACATTATGTAGAAATATTAGATTATCGTTATTTGGGCAAAAGATTTAATGTGATTGATGTTAGCCCAGACTTGCAAAATAATCGCTTTGTAAATATACTTCTGGGGGTTCAAACATGAGTGTAGAAGTTACTGGAGTAGAAGAGTTGGAAAGACAGTTAGTCAGTTTATTTGGACGAGAAAACTTGCCGCAATTAGTAGACCCTGCTTTAATTGCAGGTGCTACTCTTGTAGCAAAAACACTTAAAAGTGAATTTGTTCAATTTAAAGATACAGGCGCATCTATTGATGAAATCAATATAGAAAAACCTTCGTATGACAAAGGGGTAAGAAGTATAAAGATTGACTGGAAAGGTCCTAAAGACAGGTACAAAATAATTCATCTCAACGAATATGGTTATACAAGGAATGGTAAAAAAATCACACCAGCAGGAACAGGTAGTGTTGCCAGGTCACTAAGAATATCTGAAAGAGCTTATAGGGCAATTGTACAGAAGAAAATAGGTGATAAACTATGATTGATATTTTGAATGTCATATATACAACATTAAGTAAAAACGATATCATTCACACTACTTGCGAAGAGAGAATTAAATATTATGATTTTCCAGGCACAGGTGATTCTACAAAAACCTTCTTGTTAATAATACCTTTAGATGTTCCAATACCAACTAATTTTTCCAGTAATGAATCCAGGATGGAAGATTTTTTAGTACAAATTGATGTGCAATCTAACGACAGATTAATAGTAAAAAAAATACAAGACGAAGTTAGAAAAGAAATGAAACAAATAGGATTTGGACAACTCGCTGGTGGTTTAGATGAATATTTTCCAGAAACAGGGCGATTTGTAGATGCACGAAAATATAGCGGATTGCCCTACAAACTATATCAATAAAAAATAATAGGAGTGAAATAAATGATTACAACAATCGGATTTGAAAAAGCAACTTTTGGAATTTATGATGAAAAAGACGAAAAGGTAACAGAAAAAGTAGAAGTAAATGGTAAGAATAAAAAAGGTGGTACGGTTGAAGCTGATATTTCTGGTCTTGATGCTGAAGCTATTAAAGTTTTCGCTTCGAACGGTCCATACTACATTTCCAAAAAAGGTTCTGGCGATGTTAAGCAAACAATCGGTATCATGGAACTTCCATTTGAATTAGGACAGAAGTTATTAGGTCGTCAAAAGAATGCAGATGGTATTGTAACTGTAGGGAAAAACACTGCTCCACCATATGCGTCATGCGTGATGGAAAGTGAAACGTTGCGAGGGGAGCCGGTGTTCTTTGCTTTATTAAAAGGAAAATATGGACAAGATGACGTTAAATTAAACACATCTGAGGACAAACCAAAGGAACCTGAAGCAACTAGTCTCACTGGTGAATTTGTTTATAATGATGCTGGGGACGTTTTCGCGATGGCTGTGGGCGAAGAATTCCGAGATAAAATTTACAGCATGGCTTTTCCTGGTTTTGTTGAAACACCAGTAGTACCGGAAGGATAAAAAATTTTAAGAGTAGGTGAAATCCTACTCTTTTTTGTTGACCAAAATCATAAAAAAGGTGGAGAAAATAGTGATTAAACTAGAAATATTTAATAAAAAAGAAAAAAAGAAAGAGCTATATGAGAGAGAAGATACATCTGTAATTGAATTAGAAGAATATTGGAAACTACAAGAAAAAATTAGAGAATACATCAATACTTCTGACGATCCAAAGAAAACGACAATTTTGGAAATGCAGTTAAAATTTATTGTGAAATTATTTGATGATGAAAACATTACAATAGATTTTCTTAAAAAAAATATTCCTTCGAAGAAATTAAACGATACGTTGGTGTCTGTCTTTCGGGAGATTTCACCAGATGAATACGAGGATGAAGATGGTGGAGATGAGGAAGCAAAGTAATAACGCTTACCGAGTTTTTGTCCGATCTCGATGCAATTAGGCGTTACTGCATGAAAGAGTATGGCTGGACAATTCGAGAAACAGATAATCAAGAGTATAAGAAGTTATGTCGTCTGATAATCGAAAAAGAAGAAGCAAAATCAGAAAACAACAAAGTTTCACTTGTTGACTTTGTATCACAATATCAAGATGTCAATTGAGGAAGGGGGTAAATAATGAATAAACTTCAAGGATTGTCGATTAACCTAGACCTAGATGCTACTAGAGTGGACGAGGGAATGAAAGGGTTGAAGCGGACCCTCGGCTCTGTGAACAGCGAAATGAAAGCGAATCTTTCGGCATTTGGAAAGGGAGAAAAAACTTTATCTCGTTATGAAACAGAGCTAGATGGTCTTAATAAAAAGTTATCTGTTCAAAGCAAAATGGTTTCTCAAACTAAAAACGATTTTAAAGATTTAGAAAAACGAAATGCTTCTTTAAATGGAGAGTTGAAAGAGTCTAATAAAACGTTAACTGAGTCAAAAAAACGTTTTGAACAGCTCTCTAAATCTGGTAATGCAACTGAAAAAGAATTAAAAGAAGCAGAAAAAGAAGTCAATTCAAATCAAAAAGCATACAACAAACTTAACAAAGAATTACAACAAATGCCAAAAGCTTTAGCAGCAGGGAAAAAAGCAGTAAATAATGAAGTTGCAAATTACAATAATTTGCAAAGGAAGATTGATACTACCACAGAATCTTATAAGAAATTCAAGAGAGAGCAAGCTGTTAAAAGCTCACCGTGGGGAGCAGTGACTCAAGATTTAGACAAGTATCAAAAAAAGTTAAATGAGACAGGAGATAAACTTGTCGCTTTCGGTAAAAAAGGCAGTTTGTACATGGCTCCAGTTGCGCTTGGTTTAGGTTTCGCAACAAAAAAAGCGGCAGACTTTGAGCAACAAATGTCGAACACTTTATCTGTCATGTCTCCTGGTGAGGTAAATGAATATAAAGATGCTTTAAGAGAACTTGCTATTCAACAAGGTGCGGATACGAAATACTCCGCATTAGAAGCCGCACAGGCACAAGAAGAACTTTTAAAGGCAGGTCTTTCAGTTAAAGATGTTATAAATGGCGGATTGTCTGGAGCGCTTTCATTAGCAACAGCTGGCGAGTTAGATTTAGCGTCAGCGGCAGAAATTGCAGCTACAGTTTTAAATGCGTTCAAGGATGATAATTTGAGCGTGGCGGATGCGGCAAACATTCTAGCTGGTGCAGCAAATGCTTCTGCCACAGGTGTAGAAGAAATGAAGATGTCTTTACAACAAGTTTCTGCTGTTGCCAGTGGCGTTGGTCTCTCATTTGACGATACATCAACAATGTTAGCAGTATTTGCGCAGAATGGTTTAAAAGGTTCTGATGCAGGTACCTCTCTAAAAACGATGCTACAAAGGTTGCATCCTACAACAAAAGCGGCATGGCAACAATTTGATGCTCTTGGGTTAAGCATTGTGGACAATGAAACTGCTATGAAAGTATTGCAAGAAAATGGTGTAAAACCACTCTCGAATGATACAGACAAATTAATGGGACAAATTCAAGATTTAGCTAAAAGTTTGGCAGGTCCAAAGGCAAGTGCTTCTAAAGTGAACAAAGAATTTGAAGAATTGACCGTTTCCACTGGCGCAGTCCACTCCGCATTTTATGATACAAACGGGGAATTAAAATCAGCAGAAGAAATATCTGGTCTATTGCAAAGTAGTCTAAAAGATTTGAACTCCGAACAGCGTAGTGCGGCGCTAGGTGCTATGTTTGGCTCCGATGCAGTTCGTGCTGGGAATATTGCTTATCGTGAAGGCGCGGATGGAATAAAGAAAATGCGCACTGAAATGGGAAAAGTAACTGCTGATGACGTAGCTAAAATGAAAATGGATAATCTGAAAGGTACTATTGAAGAAATTTCTGGTGCAATTGAGACCTTTGCTATCAGCATTGGAACATCATTGACTCCGGTATTACGTGGTCTAGGAAAGTACATTCAAAAAGCAGCAGATTGGTTCAATGGATTGAATGATAGTACTAAAACGGTTATCTCTACAGCAGGTGTAGTTGCAGTTGCAATACCAGTTGCTGGATTAGCTTTTGGATTTATTGCCAAAGGAGCCGCCGCCGCTATCTCACCTGTAAAGAAATTAACAGCCGCGTTAGCAGAAAACTCTGTTGCTGCTGGAACTAATGCAGCGACTACGCAACTTGCTGGAAACGCTTTGCCGGTAGCTGGAGGGAAAGGTAAAGGTTTCTTAGGTAAAGCTGGCTCGTTTTTTAAAGGAAGCAAAGGAACAAAAGCGCTATCTACGGCTGATATGGCTGGTGATATTGCGAGTTATAGCAAATTCGGAAAAATTGGGGCTGGTTTGAAAGGTATTGGAAAGGCACTACCTGGGCTAGGAATTGCATTATCTGCAACACAACTTATTGGTATTAATAAAAAAAATGCAGGGGATAAAGCTGGCAGTGCTGGTGGAAGTTTAGCGGGAGGCGCAGCTGGTGCGGCAATCGGAACAGCAATTGCTCCTGGAATCGGAACCGCGATAGGTGCGGCAGTTGGAGGCATAGCGGGAACGAAATTTGGTCAGGCATTCGGTAAGAAAGTTCAAAAAGAATTTCCAGAATATCAACAGAAATTTGTAGATATGTGGGATGGATTGTCAGATTCTGCTAAAAAACATCCTATACTATTAGCACCTGTTAATCAAATCAATGATCAGATAAAAATAGCTAAGGTTGGGTATGCAGAAATTAAAAAGGCATTTTCCAATCCTTTGAAAACGGATATTTCCGGAAAAGGTATTAGTAAAGATACAGCAAAAAATGTGAATTCATATAAAACAATGTCCCAAAATGCAATTTCTGAATTGAAATATTTAGAAATGTCTGGTGACGTGATTACAAAATCAGCATCTGCTAAAATCAGCAAAAATTATAATGGGATGGTTGCGCTAGTCGAGAAATCTTTTGAGAAGACTAAAAAAAGTTCTGATAAGAATTTAAATACTTTGTCAAAGAATAGCATGTTATCAGAAGCAGACATAAAAGCGGTTAAAGAGAAGCAAGCAAAAATACAAAAATTGTCATTAGATGAAGTGAAGAAAAACAACGAAAAAATCCAGAAATTAAATAAAGACATGGCAGCCAAAAATGCAGATATTACTAAAAAGGAAAAAGCGGATATAAAAGCTATTAACGACAAAGCGGCAAAAGAAGGCAGAGTTTTAACCGCTTCAGAGGAACAGCAAATTACGAGCATCAAACGTAATGCTGCAAATCAACGAAAAGCTAGTAATCAAAGTTATAGCAATCAAATTCAAACAATTGCTAAAAAACAAGAAACAGCAGTGGTTAGTTCTTTGAGTAAGTCTGCAAAAGAGCAAAAATTAATTTTAGGAAAACTGAAAGACAGTAGTGGGAAATTAAGTACAGAACAAGCTTCAAAAGTGGTTAGCGAATCGAAGAGAGCAAAAGATGGAGCAGTAAAAGAAGCTAACAAGAAATATAAGGATGTAGTTGCTGCTGCTGACAAAGAATATTATGTGAATGGAACTATTACGAAAAAGCAACATGATGATATTGTAAAAAAAGCTAGGAGCCAAAAGAATAAAACCGTAAAAGCGGCAACTGAAATGCATGAACAAGTAGTCAGTCAAGCTCAATCACAAGCTACTGGTCATTTAAACCAAGTTGACTGGGAAACAGGTCAATCATTATCGAAATGGGATAATTTTAAAGTTAATTTAGCGGGTGTGATTAACTCTGTCACCGGTGGAATAAATAAAGTATTAAAATTCTTTAGTTTACCTACCATACCAGAATGGAAGCCAAAAGGTTATAATAATGACACAAAAAAAATAAATACTAGCAAAAGAACTTCCTACGGTAGTAACCTTGCAATGGATTACACAGGTTCTAATAATGCATCCGGACAAATCATGGCTGGTGAAGAAGGTTTTGAAATTGCATACAACAAACGGAACGCTCAAGCACAAATTTTAGGTGCAAATGGCGCAGAAATTACACATGTTGCACCAGGTACTAAAATTTTGAATCATGCAGATTCGAAAAAAGTCATGCAAGGCGGACTTGGTAAAACATTGCCTGGCTTTGCGAATGGGAATTCATCCATTAATGATTTTTTAAGTGACGCATGGGATGGAACAAAAGCTGTAGCTGGGAAAGTAGTTGATTTTTCTAAAAAAGCATTCGATTGGGCAGCGCATCCTATCAAAAATTTAAATAAACTTTTTGGTGGTTTATCTGCAGGCGTGAAAATGGGGAACGATGGCAATCTAGGTTCCGATGTGCTGAACTATTTGAAAAACAGTATCGGTTCACCTCTAGAAAAAATGCTGTCTGGTTTTAAAGAAACTGCGCCAGTGGCAGGACCGGCTGGGAAAGGTGCTTCGGCGTGGTCTAGTGTCATTAAAAAGGCAGCTCTAGCTATGAAAGTGGATTTGTCCGGTGGTGAATTAAAAGGCATTATTGCACAAATTCATCGTGAATCTGGCGGGAATGAAAAAATAACTCAGTCATCTGCTGTTGTGGATGTTAATACACTATCAGGTAATCCAGCTAAAGGATTGCTTCAATATATCCCACAAACATTCAATGCGTATAGAATGAAAGGGCATAACAATATATTTTCTGGTTATGACCAGTTACTAGCTTTCTTCAACAACTCATCGTGGAGAAACGATTTACCTTATGGTAAACGAGGTTGGGGACCACGAGGGCATCGTCGATTTGCTAATGGTGGTTTTGTAAACAAAAATGAAATGATAGAAGTTGCTGAGAACAATAAGCCGGAAGTAGTCATACCGCTTACTCGGAAAAATCGAGCAGTTCAATTAATCAAAAAAACAAAAGAAATCATTGGAATAAACGATGGAGGAAGTGTTGTTGTCAATAGTCCTGACAACTCTGAAATGGTATTACTGCTTCAACAACAGAACCAGATTTTAATGCAACTACTTCAAAAAAATAGCGATGTGTATCTGGATGTCGATAAAGTTGGGAAGTTGGTAGAAGCTGTAATTACAAAAACGCAGAACAATCGTATAAGTCGTAAAGACCGAGTACAGGGGGTTAGAACAACGTGGCAAAAATAGGATTTACGTATGCCGGAATTCATAGTAACGACATTCCAGCAGTTGTTAATAGTATTAAAAGAAATGCAATCAATATCTCTGAGAATATGCAAGAAGTACCTGCCAAAATTGGTGGGTACTTTTTTGGGAATTCCGTCGGTACTAGAAGCTTTGACATTAATATTACGCTTATGGGGAAATCGGAAACTGAACGAGTAGAAATAGCACACGATCTTAATAACTTAATCATCCAAACTAATAGTTTTGAAAGCGAAATAATCTTTGATGATGAACCAGAATGGATTTATTACGGTCATTTTGCCCAAATGGCAGAGTTAACAGAATTACAGACAGATAATTATACAACAACCATTACATTTATATGTAGTGATCCACGTGGGTATGGAGAACAACAAGAAATTAGTTTACCAGAAAGCCCGGCTATAATCGAGGTGGCGGGTTCACAATTAACAAGTCCAATTATTCATGCGATAGCGACTGAAGATTTAACTAGTCTATCATTTGCAACAGATGATGATTATATATTTTTAGGGGCTGATATTGACCCCGATACAGGACAAACAGCTGTGAAAATGTATGAGAACGTGTTGTCCGATAGAGCAAATGACATGACGTTGTGGGATGGCATTGGGCAAAGTAATATTACTTGGGAATTAGAAAATGGTAAGCCTGCGAAAACAAGTTCTTTTAAACAGACTATCAATACTATTCGTGTAAATTCCTATGGTGAAAAAACAGAAACCGCGCCATACAAATCGTGGAGAGGTCCTGTAATGAAACGAATGTTGACGTCAGAATTAGACAATTGGAAAGTCACCGCTCGATTAGCAAATATTACTCAAAAATACCCGCGCGCTAGAACAAAAATAGAATTGTATTTGTTAGACAAAGATAGCAAACGGATGGGTAAATTTATGATTAAAGATGCCCAAAACGGGCGAGCTATGAATTTGGGATTAGAAATTGGGAGGACAACGAAAGACAGGTATCTTTTTGCTGCAACTGAGGGAAAAGTAGTTAAGAAAAAGAATACGAAAGTGGTTTATTCAAAAAAAGTACAACAAACAGTTAAGTATACAGAAAAAGGCAAAACAAAAACTAAGCAAGTTTGGAAAACAATAAATACGACGTATGAGGTTGGAAATAACTATAATGAATTTTCAGATGCTTACTTTAATCTTTCTATTGAAAAGCGTGGACAGTTGTTTATTGCGGAAATAGTTAAATTGAATGATAAAGGTAGTCAAGCTTGGAAACGAACCTATAAATGGAAAGACTCAAATAATAAATTTCCAACTAAATTAGCGGGCATCGGCATTTATATGGCAAAAATGGATATCACAGAAGACTTCAATAATCAGACATATAAAGATAACGATGTTGTTTTTTGCGACTTAGTTGTACAAAAAGTTAATCCAGAGGCAGATGTGAAAAATAATCCGGAGGTCATAATTCATGCAGGGGATGAGATAATGATTGACTGCGAAGCTGGAGTTATTATGAAAAATGGTTCAGTGTTCATGGAAAATCTAGCGATTGGGAGTTCTTTTCCTTCGTTTTTTGGTGGCTATCAAACTCCGGTGGCTTTCAGCGAAGGAGCGGACTGGTCTATTGAATATAGACCAACGACTTATTGAGGAAGGAGGGGAAATATGTTAACTGTATTGAACAGACAAAGAATTACTGTAGGCGTGTTATCAAATGACATGCCTTTTTCGTGTCCTTTTTGGGATGATGAGAGAAATGAGAAACTTGAAAACTTTGATGACACATACACCGTTACCATCCCCGCAGAACATGAAATGGCTGAACATATTCACGAAGGTAATTATATTTTGTTTGAAGACGAACAAGCTAAGTTACGATTATTTCGTATTTATGAAGCTGAGAACGGGTTAAATATGCAAGGACGATACATTAAAGCCACAGCAGAAAATGCATTTATTTATGATTTAAATGCAACAATTATATCTAATAAAGTGCTAACTGATATAAGAGCAGACATGGCACTTGAATACATTTTACAGCAGACGGGATGGTCGGTTGGTAAGAGAGAATTCGTTGGACAAATACGTACTATTGAATTTGCAGACAATATAACGGCTCAAGCTGGATTACAACAAGTTATTGCAGAATATAAAGCAGAAATTGATGCTTACGTGGAGAGCTTTGGCGGTCAAATCATTAATTATAAATTTGATTTAGTTGACGAACGAGGCAACAATACAGCTAAACGATTTGAGTATATGAGAGATATTCAAGGTCTTAAGAGAATCACTAGTGATAAATCTATGTATACTGCTCTCATTCCCCTTGGGAAAGATGGACTGACAATTAAATCAGTAAACGATGGTTTAAATTACATTTATGATGATGAAGCGAATTGGTTGTATAACGACGGCAGAGAATATTTAAAAGGGGTCATAACAAAAGATACGATAACAAATGCGCAAGCTTTAAAAGATTGGGCGCTACTGGAGCTTGAAAAAGTTAATCATCCTTTATCCACGTATGAGGTAGACGTGATATTACTAGCAGAGATGTTAGGGTATGAGCCACACCAAGTCACACTTGGAGACACAGTGAGAGTAGTCGATTTGGATATGGATATAACTTTATCTGCAAGAATCATAGAAAAGACAACTTCTTTTAGTGATCCGTCTAAAAACAAGGTTGTACTTGGTGATTATATCGAATTGGAAAACGTCACACCGCTGGCTATTTGGGAACTTCAAGCGCAAATTGAAGAAGCTAAAAAACAAATAGAAGAAACGAAGACGTGGAAAGTAGAATTATTTAGCACTAGTGGTTCTACTTTTAAAAATAATGTCGGCACTACACAACTTATTGCAAGAGTTTATGATGGAAAAACAAACATAACGAATAGTATTGAGCGTGGTGATTTTATTTGGGAGAAGATAAACAATGACGGTACACACGACTTAGTCTGGGAAGACGCACAGATAGGCGTAGGTAATGTTGTTAATATCTCTGGAGAAGACGTTTTTATCAATGCAACTATTAGATGCTCGGTTAATCAAGGAAGTGAAGCTAGTATTCTTATGATTAATGAAGGGCAAGGTTACCTGTTTGCAGAACTGCCACGTGAATTTCCCGCGGGGGTAGAAGTGAATTTATCGGTTATGCAATGTGCGCAAATAGATGTGCAAAATGGCTATATTTACTGGTCACAAGAATATTACGGAAGTAAAAAAAGTAAAGTCGGTGGGCAACAATCTTATAACATTTATAGAACTACACTCGATGGTACTTTTGTCGATATGATGTGGGTTCTCGGTGGAGGACATGGAACAATGTTTGGTGTGGACACTTCGTCCGGTGAAGCACATATCTGGTCTTATTATGTAACACCATTGCCACAGGCAGAGAAGGCGATAGCAATGTTTAAATATGTCCCTTTCAAAGAACAGTTTTATGACGACTCAATGGCATTTAAACTTGAAGCACCTGACGGATTCCGCGTGACATACGACCAAACAAGCGAATACGTAGTTATGAGTCCAGGCGTTTCAAATTTAACAATTAATGTTTGTAAAAAGTCTGATTTATTTGCCGGGAGAATAGCCCCTCTGTATACATTTCGGACAAAAGATTGCGGATTTACAACTACTTTATATACATTGCAAGGAATGCATGTAATGTTTCCATATGCGTATTTGTCAGCAGGAGGGAGTTTTACAGGCACTGATAAAAACCAACTTTGGTGCTGGAATATGGTAAGCAATAGTTTAGTTTATCATCATGTTTTTCAACAAAAATACTATCCTGCACAAGGCTCAACTAATGAGTGCGAAGGGGCTTATCCATTTCTTGATGCAAATGGAAAGAGAATGATGCAATTAAATTTAGGGCAAGGTGATGGAGGTAAAAGATATAACCGAATTTATGTTATGCCCGAAGAAAGGATGATGGATGATGACAATTAGAGCAGCTGCAGAAATAACACTAACGGATATTAATGATGCAATAGTAGCTGGTGAAGCGCCGTTAAACCCAACCACCGACTTATTGTGGATGGATAGTAGTGCCTCACCCAATGTGCTACGAAGATGGGATGGAGAAAAATGGGTCAGTCAAACATTGAATATCAAAGAGGCTGACCCGGAAACTAGTCAAAAAATAGATGAAGCGATAACGACTGCTAATAACGCATTAGTAGAATCAAGTACTAATCATAAACCAGTTTTTGATAAAGCACAGCCAAGTAAGCCACTAAAAGGAGACACTTGGTTTAAAATAGATGAAATCACTAAAACGATAATCGGTGTTTTCTCTTTCAATGGAGAAAGTTGGGAAGAGTTGCCCTTGGATTATAATGCTCTAAGGATAGGCAAACTTTCAGCTATTACGGCAGAACTCGGAGACGTCAAAAGCGGAAGTATCACAGGTACTGAATTTATTCATAATATAAATTACAAAGATAGTGATGATAACCTATACACAGGTGTTGTGAAAATGAACGATGACGGGTTCAATTCAACTTCCTATTTGCCTACAGGTATCGGCTCAACAGTTTTAGAGAGCATCACAAGCACGTTGGGAGGATATAAAGTAGCTCAAAAACTAATTGATGCAAATGGAGAGAGTAGTTTAGGAAGCTCTATTTTGACCGGGAAATCTCTACAGTTTAATGAGAGTGGAAACATTAAGCTTTCTATTGATGCAGATTCGTTTTATACAACACCATGGCAAGATTTAATATTAAACTCTGGATATTCAACAGCGGAAGGGAATACTCCTCAATTTAGAATTATTTGCATCTTCGGTATTAGAATCGCCTTTTTCAGAGGACAAGTACAAAAATCAACCGCATGGACCTCTACAAATAACGCTTTTGCGTCTGTTCCTTTTGAAGTTCAAACAACAAAAACAGCGATGGCTTATGCACCGACAAACAAGTCAAGCGGCGGCCGAGTGCATGCATCATCTAGTAACGCGATGGGATTTATACCTGCGGATACAAGTATTACGTATTTCGCGTTAAATCAATTATTTTATATTTTAGATTGAAGCCGAATAGGCTTTTTTTATGTCAAAAACAGATGGGATGATGAAAATTGGCACTGGGGAGTATATCAATAGCAGGGATGAGCGTAGGCGAGTTAATAGCGTTAATCAGCCTAATAGCCGCTATTGTGGGTTTTGTGATTAGGTGGGCGCTAGTCGCACCTTTGAGAAACATGATTGATTCGCTTGACATTACATTAAATAGTCTGAGAGAAGAAATGTCAGAAAGCAAAAAAGACCGCATCAGCTTAAGAGAGAAGCAAAACGATCATGATAAAGAAATCGCTTTATTGAAGCGGGAGGATAAAGCAATTTGGAAGTATATAGCGAAAACTGAGAAGGAGGAAAAATAATGAAAATTAACTGGAAAGTACGATTCAAAAACAAAACATGGGTGATTGCGATGATAGCAGCGGTTTTCTTTATTATTCAAGCTGTGTTGCTTGTTTTTAACGTGACATGGGATTATAACGAGTTGTTAAAACAACTGATTACAGTTATTACTGGTGTATTTGCGGCATGGGGTTTAATTATTGACCCTACGACTGCGGGTAGCAAGGACAGCGCTCAAGCGCAAGAATATACAGAACCACGAAAGGATGATAAATAATGACAAGTTATTATTATAGTAGAAGTTTAGCAAATGTAAATAAATTAGCGGATAACACCAAAGTGGCGGCGAGAAAACTTCTCGACTGGGCGGAAAATAGCGGCATTGAAGTATTAATCTACGAAACAATTAGAACGAAAGAACAACAATCCGCTAATGTTGCGAGCGGAGCGTCTCAAACAATGCGCTCTTATCATTTAGTAGGACAAGCGCTAGATTTCGTCATGGCGAAAGGTAAAACTGTTAATTGGGGTGGTTATCGCTCAGCAAATGCGAAAAAATTTATTGCAAAAGCGAAAGCATTAGGATTCACTTGGGGTGGTGATTGGGACGGTTTTGTTGACAATCCGCACTTGCAATTTGAATACAAAGGCTATGGAACAGATACTTTTGGTAAAGGGGCTAGTGCAAATGTTCCAGCTAAGCCAAATACGCAAAGTAATAGCAGCTTGGGATTAGTTGATTACATGAATATGAATAAACTAGATTCCAGCTTTGCGAATCGTAAAAAACTTGCTGCTAAATATGGTATTAAAAATTATTCTGGAACAGCTTCACAAAACACGACTTTATTAGCTAAATTGAAAGCTGGGAAACCTCATACGCCTGCTAGTAATAACACTTACTACACCGAAAACCCCGGAAAAATCAAAACGTTGGTACAGTGCGACTTATACAATTCCGTAGACTTTACAGCAAGTCATAAAACAGGCGGGACATATCCTCCGGGGACTATTTTCACTATCGCCGGAATGGCGAAAACAAAGGGTGGAACACCTCGCTTAAAAACAAAAAGCGGTTATTTTCTAACTGCAAACAAGAAGTTTGTTAAGAAAATCTAG